GTTTATTCTGGTGCATCTGCTTTGGCAATTAGCACAGCAGGGACAACAGGACAGTATTTAACATCTAATGGAACTGGAGCACCTACTTGGTCTACTCCAAGTGCCTCAGTTACTATTTCAGATCAAACAGTCAGTTCTAGCACTTTTTACCCTGCATTTTTATCTGTTACAAGTGGTACTGCTACAACTATTGACACTAGCTCCACAAAACTACAGTATGTACCAAGTACAGGAACATTCACAGCTACTGTGTTTAGTGGTGCAGGAACAGGACTGACAGGAACAGCATCTAGTTTATCGATTGGTGGTAACGCTGCGACTGCTACAAGCGCAACAACTGCAACCAATCTTGCTGGTGGCGCAAATGGTTCTGTACCTTATCAAACAGCATCTGGAACAACCACATTCTTGGCAGCGGGTAAAAATGGATATGTATTGACACTATCTGGTGGTGTGCCAATTTGGTCTGCATCATCTGCAAGTATTTCAGTTACAGATGACACCACAACAAATGCCACAAGGTATCCATTATTTGCATCTGTTACATCTGGCACTTTATCAACTGCTTATACTTCCTCTACTGAGTTTCAATATAACCCAAGTACAGGCACATTGTCAACCGTAGTGGTAAGCGCATCTGGAACGGTAACGGGTGCAGAACTTATAGCCAGTAACGGAATTATTGTTAACTCCAAAACGGTAAGCGCAAACTATACAATTCCAAGTGGTGACAGCGCAATGTCTGCTGGGCCAGTAAGCATAGCAAGCGGTGTAACAGTTACGATATCTAGCGGTTCTCGCTGGGTTGTTTTGTAGGGTAAATATGGCATACGGCACATTAGCAATAGACACAATCCAGTCCAGTACAACTGGAACACCAACTCAGTTTAATGATGGGTCTGGCACGCAGATTGGTACGCTTTGCAGGGCTTGGGTTAATTACAAAGGGACATCAACGCAATCAATTCGTGCAAGTTTTAACGTTAGTTCGGTTACTTATAACAGTACAGGTGACTACACAATTAACTTTACGACAGCAATGACAGATAACAACTATTCTGTTTGTGGAACTGCTGGCGATTTTACGGGCGGAAGTCAAAACAGGATGACAGTTGACCCTAAAGTTTTTGCGACAGGCAGCATACGAATTAACGTAGACAATTCAAGTTCTACAACAGATCAAAACGCTGTTTCCGTTGCAATTTTCCGTTAAGGACTCACAATGACAACAATCATCAACGCAGTCGCATCCACAGGCCTTGTCCAAACATCAGATGGATCAGGAGTAATGTCCGTTTATTGGTTGCGATGTGCTGAACATACAGATATTTTTAAACAGGGATATATTGGCATTACTAAATATGGTCGTGAAAAACGTAGATTTTGGGAACATAAGACTGTTGGTCAAAACGCTCATTTACGCAATGCGTTAAACAAATATGAAGTAGTGCAGGAAATCTTGCTAATTGCTAACAAAGACTACTGCAAAGAGATTGAGCAAAAGTTGCGACCAGAAACAAACATTGGTTGGAACATAGTTGCTGGTGGTGGATTGCCACCTAGCTTTAAAGGAAAAAAACGTTCTGTTGAGTTTGTTAAACGTTTAAAACAACAAGTTCAATCTGAAGAAACCAAAGCAAAGCGTTCTACGTCAATGCTAGGAAATAAAAATGGTGTTGGTCATAAATTGACGGAAAAACATAAAGAACTATTGTCTAATGCTATGAAAGGTACAAAACGTTGCCTTGGCAAACAAAACAATTTGAAATATCGTTATATTGGAACGAATATTAAAACAGGTGAGATAATTACTTTAGTTGGTGGTAAACCAGTTGAAAATGCTGGATTTCATATGGGTCATGTAAGCTCTTGTGCTTGCGGAACTGAAAAATCTCACAAAGGTTATACATGGACAAAGGAGCTAATCAATGGCATCAATAATTAATGCAAGTACAAGTAATGGAATTGTGCAAACCGCTGATGGTAGTGGAATTCTAAAATGTCAAGCTAATGGTGTTACTACTAATGCTTTGGCTTGGGTAAACTTTGACGGAACAACAAGTCCAGGAACTATTCGAGCGCAATACAACGTAGGAAGTGTGACAAAAGTCGCTACTGGTCGTTATGCAATAAATTTCACAACTACGCTTTTTGATGCAAATTGGGTTGCAGCAGGTTTGTCAAAACGAGGCTCAAGTCCCGATGCTCAATTTGTTACATCACTAGATGGAAATTCAAGTCAAACATCTTCTGTTTGCTATATTTGTACTGGTCTTGGTAGTAATGGTACGTATACAGATTCTCCATTTGTTGAGATCGCAATTTTTGGAAACTAAAAGGAGAAAATCATGTCACAAGTAATCATCTTCACAAACACAGGCGGTAACGTATCAGTATGCGTACCCACAGGCGAACTACCTATTGAGACTGTTCTTGCAAAAGACTGTCCAAGTGGTGCAATTATCGTAGAAGACTCAACCCTACCCCAAGGTGATGATGCTCTATTTTTTGATGCTTGGAAGTTAAATGGTTCTACAGTATCTGTGGATATGCCAACTGCTATTGCCCATCAAACCACAAAGCTCAACCAAATGGCTTATTCTGAGGCACAACACAGAAGTGCAAAAGCTGGGATTGGATTGACTAATGTAATGTCAGATGCAGATTGGACAAGTGCTTTGACAACTGCAAGATCTGCAATCACAGCATCCACAACAACTGCTGAATTAGTAAGTGCTATTGCACCTATTCAGTCAGCAATAACTGCTAACACACTATGAGCTTAGTTTTAACAGGCACATCATCAGGGGGTACTATTGCAAGTAGTACGTCTGGTGTTGCCGTTCAAATGCAAGATAGTGGAGCAAATACAAATACTTGTCAGGCATGGGCAAATTTTAACGGAGTTTCTGGTTCCGTTGCCATTAGAGCATCTTTTAATATAAGTAGCATTACAAGGAATGCAGCGGGTAATTACACTTTGGCATTTACAAATGCTTTAGTTGATTCAAATTATGCTTCTGTTGTTACAGGAGCAACTGGAGACACATATAATGTTGCAATTGGAGGTAGATATACAACATCAACTGCAAGCGCCATTCAAGTAAGTAATGCAGCAGCTGGTACTGGTGGTGTAGATGTTTCTTATGTTTCTGTAGCAGTTTTTAGATAAGGAAAATCATGGACTATAAATGGGAAATATCAGAATTAAGTGGGGAAGATGAAGTCATCACCCATGCAAAATACCATTTAACCCTGTCTAATGGCGAAACTACAGTTGAGACTGAGGGAAATTGGCATTTTAAAGATCCACAAAACAAGATTCCATTTGCACAAGTGACTGAGGAAATGGTAGCTCAGTGGATTGAAAATGAGGCTATGAAAGATGGTGTTTGTGTAATAAAATCTAGGTTAGAGGAACAATTGGCGCTTTTGGAAAAGTCGAAATCTATTGTCCCCCCTTGGAAACCACAAGTTTTTACTCCCAATATATAAGGTGACCCATGACCCAGGCCATTGACATCATTTCTAGGGCATTAAAAGATATTGGAGCTTTGGAGGCAGGGGAAACCCCTACACCAGAGGCATCTCAAGATGCTTTTGATATGCTCCAAGATATGCTAGACCAATGGTCAAATGAAAGCATGATGGTTTTCTATAAAAATGAAATCATCTTTCCTTTGGTTTCTGGTCAAACTCAGTACACTATTGGGCCTAATGGTCAGATTGGGGCAACTTTTACAGGCTCCATTACTGGCAATATTTTGACTGTTACATCCATCCAATCTGGTGGAATTTCACTTGGGATGACTTTGTCTGGGACAGGGATCACTGCAGGGACAAAAATACAACAAATGCTCACAGGGGCTGGTAATAATGTAAATGAGGCAGGGACTTATTTATTAAACATTAGTTATTCCTCTGTTTCAAGTGAATCTATCAAGGCTTATTATCAAAGGCCTTTGACCTTAAATTCTTGTTTTGTCAGGATTAATACCTATTCCAATGGTCAACCCATTACAAATGGGGGTCTAGATTATCCAGTTTCTGTGCTTAATATTGAGCAATATGAAATGATTGGATTAAAAACTTTAAATGGCCCTTGGCCCAAGGCTGTTTATTATGAGCCTACAGAAACATTAGGAAATATCTATGTTTGGCCTAATCCAAGTCAAGGTGAAATGCACATTTTTGTAGATCAAATATTTCAGCAGTTTGTATCTATAAATGACACAGTTAATTTACCTCAAGGTTATGCAATGGCTTTGAGGTGGTGTTTGGCTGAAAGATTAATGCCTATGTATGGCAAGGCTAGTCAGACACAAATTGCAATGATTAACAAGTTTGCCGCCCAAGGGAAGAGCACAGTTAAAAGAACAAATATGAGGCCTCCAATTGTTTCTACCTATGCTGATTCATTGTTGGTGGGTAGGCAAAAGGATGCGGGCTGGATCTTGAGCGGAGGGTTCTTTAGATAATGGCTGAATTTGGCTTTGTTGGCCCATCCTATACTTCTGCCTCTATTTACCAAGATGATCAAGAATGCATCAATTGGCGGCCAGAGGTTGATCCTCTAAAACAGCCAGGCTCTAGGGGTGTGGTTGCTTTGTACCCAACTCCTGGGCTGACATCACTATTAACATTTCAAAACCAAGCTCCTGTAAGAGGTTTAAGAACAGTTTCTGGAGGCCAACAGCTAATAGCAGTTTGTGGACAATATGTTTATTCCATGACCTCTAGTTTAATTCCTACTATTGTGGGCCAATTATTAACTACTACAGGCCAAGTGGGAATCACAGATAATGGCATAAGTGTTTACATTGTGGATGGGGTTTATAGATATACATGGAGAATTTCTAGCCCTAGTTCTGCAGTATTTACTGGAACTATTTCAGGCACTACTTTGACAGTTACAGCAGTTGCTAATGGAACAATTGGAGTTGGTCAATCACTTTTTGGGGTTGGAATTACATCAGAAACTGTGATAACAGCCTTGGGAACTGGCTCTGGTGGAGTTGGCACATACACCATAAATATTAGTCAAACAGTGTCAACAGCAGAGACTATGAACTCTACTGCTGTGGCGGCCAAGATCACAGCCAGTATCAGTGGATCTACATTAAATGTAACTGCAGTTGCCTCTGGTACTTTGTACCCAGGTCAAACCATCCAAGGCACAAATGTAACTGCCAACACAGTAATCACAGCTCTAGGCTCTCAGACTGTTTTAAGTGGGGCTATAGCCACTGCAGGGACAGGCTATTCTGTAAATGACATAGTTACTGTTGTTGGTGGAGTTTATGGTCAAAGTCCAGCCACTTTTACAGTTACTTCAATTAGTGCTGGTGGAGTGGTTACAGGATTGAGTTTGACAAGTCCTGGTGCTTACACCTCCACACCATCAAATCCTGTTTCTGTAACTGATTCAGGATCAGGATCAGGATTAACCCTAAATCTTACATTTGGTACAGGATCTGGTGGAACTGGTTCTTATGTATTATCTGGCACACAAACAGTTTCATCTGAAACCATGTATGCTTTGAACTTTACTATTTTGCCCTCCTCAGATGGGGCATTTTCTGGTGCAGATGTAGTAGATACTGTAGATAACTATTTTGTATATAACCATTCTGGAACCCAACAATGGGGTGCTAGTAATTTACTTTCACCTATTTCTTATTCTCTTAGCTTTGCCTCTAAAGATGGTGCTCCAGATAATTTAGTTTCCTTAATTGTTGATCATAGGGAAGTTTATTTGTTAGGTGAGGTTTCCTCAGAAGTTTGGGTGGATACTGGTACTTACCCTTTCCCATTTCAGAGAATCCCTGGCACAAGCACCCAACATGGAATTGTGGCTACATTTTCAATAGCTAGATTAGGCAATTCTTTTGCTTATTTGAGTAGGAATGTTAGGGGTCAATCTCAAATTATGATGATGAATGGTTATATTCCTCAAAGAATAAGCACTCATGCAGTTGAGAATACTCTTGTTAACCAATATGTTCAGGATGCTGTGGCATGGACATATCAACAAGAAGGCCATGAAGTTTATGTTATTAATTTTCCTACTATTGATATTACTTGGGCCTATGATATAACCACAAATATGTGGCATAAATGGCTTTGGAGGGATAACACCAACCAATATCATAGGCATAGGGGCAATTGTTCTGCTGTTTTTCAAAATATGGTGGTTGTAGGGGATTGGCAAAATGGTCAACTTTACATGCTAGACCCCAATAATTACACAGATAATGGGCAATCTATTAGAAGATTAAGAAGAGCACCTCATTTGGTGACAGACTTTCAAAGACAGTATTTTGATGAGCTACAGATCCAATTTCAGCCTGGAGTGGGGACAACTGGGGTTTCTTTGCCAATTAGCACAGGATCAGTAACAACCTATCCACAAGCCATGCTCAGATGGTCAAATGATGGTGGATCTACTTGGTCTAGGGAATATTGGGTAACTATTGGACAAGAGGGTAAATACAAAAACAGAGCTATCTGGAGAAGGCTTGGATGGGCTAGAGATAGGGTTTTTGAGGTATCTGTCACAGATCCAGTATTTGCTGTAATTGTCTCAAGCAATCTGAAGGCTAGTGAGGGTGAATCATGACCACACAGATACAAGGTTATCCACAGACAGAATTTATTGATCAAGCAACAAAAAGGCCACAAAGAGCTTGGTTGCAATATTTGCAGAATTTGCTGAATTTCACATCTTCAGGGACAGCCACAAAAGGGGGGGCTATTTTGCCAAGTGCTCCTGCAGGGTTCATGAATGTCACAGTAAATGGCAAAAACTACAAAGTTCCATATTACAACCAATGAAACATTCAGACATATTTAAGAGCATGGAAGGTAGGATGGACTTTGATCCAAAGATTGTCCATAATTTCTCTGATGGCTTGTATGCCAAGGAAATGACAATTCCCAAGGATTTTTTTGTAGTTCAGCATTTGCATAGTTTTAGCCATTTGAGCATTTTGGCTAAAGGCAAGGTTATTTTAAGGACTGATAATTCTGAAGAAATATATAGTGCTCCAGCCTGTATTGAAATAAAATCTGGGGTGCATCATTCAATTCAGGTTTTAGAGGATTGTGTTTGGTTTTGTATTCATGCCACGGATGAAAAAGATGCATCTAAGGTGGATGAAGTTTTGATTAAAAGGGGTTAATTATGCCTATTGGAGTTGGATTAGGAATGGCGGTTGCAGGGGGGCTTGGCCTTATTGGGGCTAATATGTCTGCAAACGCGGCTAATAACGCGGCTAATTTACAAGCAAATGCAGCGGCAAATGCTCAAGCACTTCAGCAACAAAACTTTAACACCATTAATCAGCAACAAGCTCCCATCAGACAGCTTGGATACAATGCAATTAATAATATGGGTGCTTTAGGATCTGGCACTTATGGAATAGTTAACCAAAGTGGGAACACTACTGGAACTGGAGTTGGATCAGGTTATTTGACCAATCAGTTTGGTGCGGCAGATCTAAATGCTCAGATGGCCCCTAATTATGGGTTTGTACTTCAGCAAGGACAAAATGCTTTACAAGCCCAAAACAATGTAGGTGGTGGATTAATAGGTGGTAATGCACTTGCAGGGATGCAAAACTACACACAGGGATTGGCTGGAAATCAATACCAGAATGCCTTTAATAATTATCAAACTCAAAGAAACAATATTTATAGCATGTTGGCAAGTCAGGCAGGGCTTGGTCAAACTGGTCAAAACCAAGTAAATGCCGCTGGTACAAACACAGCAACACAACAGGGTGCTTTGGGTGTGGGGGCCGCGTCTGCACTAGGCCAAGGCCAAATAGGCCAAGCAAATGCTTATGGTGGTGCTTTAAATACTTTAGGCAATAATGCAATGCTTTATTCTTTATTGAATCAAAACACAACTGTGCCTCCTACTGATATGACAGGATTTCAAAGTCCTTATGTAGCACCTACATACACACCATCTGCTAATGCCCTAAATTCTTTAGGAAGTGGAACTTATAATGCAAATTCTGGTGGATCTTTGGGTAGTGGCACATTTAACCCTTATGGATACTAAAAATGGCAGGATTTAATTTCTCACCCATATCTGTTCAGCAACAGCCTCAGAATTCTTTGGCTGATTTGATGAATATTGCTAGAGGAGCACAGGCTTATAGTCAGGCTCAACAATTGAATCCTTTGCAACTCCAAAAGGCTCAATTAGATTTAGAACAAACACAAAAACTTAATCCTTTGGCTTTGCAAAAAGCTCAAGCAGAAACAGAAACAGCCCAGACTGGATCAAAACAAGCACAACAAAACTTTTTGGTTTCTGGTGAAAATTATTCTAGACAAATGCTAAATGCTTTGCCTACACTTGATGAATTTACAGATGATAAAACTGGTGAAGTAAATTATAAAGCATTAACAAAATCTTTAGATATTATTAGAAAAGGTGTGACTGCAGTTGGATTGCCAAAACATCCATCCAATTTGCTTGGCCAAATGGAAGAAGCAGTAGCAAAAAAAGATTATGATGCTTATGAAAAGTTAAGAACTATAGCGGCTAAAAGTTCTGGAACTACATCTGAGCAATTTCAGGCTAAATTTCCTGCTACACAATTTCTTGGTACTGGTGGTGAATACAATCCAATTGCTACTGGTAATCCTAGCCTTACTGGTGTTACACCTGGAACTTTACAAGGCAAACCAATAACAGCCACTCCTGCTCCATTGGCATATAGCCAAAGAATGGTTGATACTGGTGCTAAAGATTTGTCAGGAAATCCAATATTTAATGTTATTGATGAAAAAGGTAAGGTGGTTGGGCAAACAACTGTGCCATCATCTGTTCCTCCAAATGCTTTGCCTGGTGCTAAACAAGGCCAAGCAACAGAATCCCCTTTGCCAGTTACAAGAATCCCATTTGAAAATGAGGAAACAGTCAAAACTGCTAGAACAATACAACAAAAAGCTATTGATCAAAGAGCAACTGTTCCTCAAAGTACATACAATTACAATCAAATTATTCAATTGGCTGATAAAGCCATTACTGGAGTTGGCGCACAAACAATTGCAAAATTGGGTGGTGGGTTTGCCGCTATACCTTGGAAAGCAGATGAAACAAGTAATCTTCAGCAACTTGGTCATTACATGGCTTTGCAAACAGGAAACTTGGCTCAAGCCGCTGGTCTAGGAACAGATCAAGGAAGATCAATTGCACAAGAGCAAATTGGAACAACAAATTGGACTAATGATGCAATTAAAGCCACAGCTAGAACAAATAGAGCATTAGTTACTGGATCTGATTTATTTGGATTGGGAATGAGTAATGCAATTAAAAAAGCAGGGAACAATCCATTGGCAGGAAGAGATTTCACTGAAAAGTGGTCATCAGTTGCTGATATTGAGGCATTAAAATATTATGATGCCATTAAGAATAAAGATAAATCTGAAATCAGACAAATTGTAGATAAAGTTGGTGGCCCAGAATCTAAAGGGTATGCTGATTTAATTACAAGATACAACAAAATTTACAAACTTATAACAGAGGGTCAATAATGACTATTTTAAGTTTGGATGATTTAAACAGTGCAGTTGATGATGTTTATGGCAGAAAAAAGCCAACAGATATTATTGCTCCAAAGAAAAGTAGTATGTCTACTTTTAATGCTAATCAGCCAATGGCTAATGTTGTTACAGAAAACACTAACAACCCAGATATTTATCATCCACTTGATTTGCATAAGGCTGTTTTAGATGCTTATGCTGAACCTTCTCCTCAAGAACCAAAAGGTAGAGTTACAGGATTTTTGGGTGATGTAGGAAAAGGTATTGCATCACTTGTTGATGTTGCCTATTCTCCTGTTCCTACAGTTTTGGGAAATATGGCACAAATTGGAGCAAAAGTTAATCAAATGTCTCCTCAAAAGGCTGAGGAGTTGGGTCAAAAAGTTAGTTCACTTTTTGAAAAACCAGTTGGTAAATTTTTTGGTGTTACAGAAGATCCTGCATATAAGCAAGAATTAACAAACAAAATCACACAAGTTATTGGAGAATATGGCAACAAAGGGGCAGAATTTATTTCTCAGAAAACTGGGTTGCCTGTTCAAGATGTTAGGGCTATGCTCACTACAGCAAGTTTTGCAATGCCAGAACTTGGTTCAGAATTAAAGCCTATTGCTAAAGCAATAACAAAACCTGTTGTAGAAGAAGCTAAATTAATATCTGGTGTTTTAGGTCAAAAGATTCCTAAAGTAAAAATTGAACTTCAAAAACAATTAGAACAAAAACAAGTTCCTGAAATAACACAAAATCTTGAGCAATTAGAGCAAAACTTTCAACAGAAAAAAGCTAATCCTACATTGGCAGAACCAACTCAACAAGTAGTGCAAGAGAATAATGCACCTCCAGTTGTTCAAGATTTGGGAACTGCTAAACCTACAACTCCAGAAGCAGAATTTAAAGAAGTTCATTATGGTGAGTCTGGTTTGCCATTAGATGAACAATATGCAAGAGCTAAAGTGGCTCAAAAAGTATTAGGTGAAGACCATCAAGCTGATTTATCTGCTATTGAAGGAAAAGGAAAAGAAAGATCTACAAACTTTCAAACTTCAAAAACAGATACTCCTTTGGGAAATTATCTTGCTGAGAAATTTGCTGATGAACAAAATAGGCTTAATGCTTATCAATCAAAATTAGTAAAAGATACTGGTGGAACAGAAGGACTTGATGAATCTGCTGTTTACAAAAGAGGAAATACTATTCTTGAGCCTTTAAAAGGCCTTGAAGATTACTTTGATAAGAAAACAGAAAATATCTATAAAGCTAGAGATGAACAAGGAAAATCAATTCCTGTTTTAGCAAACAAAATAAATGAAACATTAAATGATAGAACATTAAGTGAAATTTCTGATCCTGCTGAAAGACTAGCAAAGACATCAAAAATTAAACTTGAACAATTGGGCATGATGGATAAAGAAGGTAATTTATTGCCTACTGATGCCTATCATTCAGAATTGTTCAGAAAATGGCTAAATCAAAATTATGATCCAAAAGCTAATCAACTACACAAAGCATTAAAAAGTGCAGTAGATGATGATGTATTGGCTAACATGGATACTAATTCACCACTTTACCAAGATGCTAGGCAATTGGTGGAACTTAGAAAGAATACTTTAGATAATCCAAAAGGAATTTCTAATATATTGGAGGCAAATGGCCCCAAGGACATTAATAGAAAAGTTGATGTAGAAAAGATACCTCAAAACATTATTAATATGCCTGTGGATCAATTTACTAATGTAATTGATACTTTAAATAATATGCCTGATGAATTGAAATCTAAAGCTCAAAAAGCAATAGGTGAAATAAAGGCACATTTTTTAAATCAAATGGCAGAAAAGAATCCTAATCAATTGACTAAGTTTTTAAATTCAAACAAAGAAGTCATGAATAGATTATTTTCTCCAGAAGAAATGGAGAATATAAGAGATTATCATAGTGCAAAGCATATATTTAAGACTGATACTGGGTATCCAGGAGCAGCGGTTCAGACCATAAACCTAGAAAAGAAAATTGGTCAAAAAATAGGTGAAATGGCAATTAATAAAGGAATTCCATTAGGTGCTGAACTTGTAACTGGTGGTCATGGAATGGGAGTTCCTGCACTTGTTACAAGTCATTATCTTGAAAAAAGAACTGCTAGAAAAACTGCTGAAACACAAGCTCAAGCAGAAAAACAATCTTTTGAAAATGCTCAAAGCAGATTTGTTTCCATTAAAGATTTATTAAATAAGGACAATAAATGAGTGTCAATCTTGCCCCAATAGGTAATGGATTTCAATTCTTTACCACAACTGGTTTACCTTTAAATGGTGGTTTGATCTATACCTATCAGGCTGGATCAACTACACCTCAAGCCACTTACTCAGATAATGCTGGTGCTTATGCCAACACCAATCCTATTGTTTTAGGTACTGATGGCAGACCCCAGACTGAGATTTGGCTAACTTATGGCTATAACTATAAGTTTGTATTACAAGATTCTAGCTATAACACTATACAAACCTATGATAATTTGTATGGAATTATTGGAGTTGCTCCTACAACATCAGCAAGTGTTCCTAGTGGACTAATTGCTATTTGGTCAGGTGCAACTGGATCTATTCCATCTGGATGGTATTTGTGTAATGGACAAAATGGTACACCAGATTTAAGGAATTCATTTGTTCTTGGTGCAGGAAACACCTATGCTGTAGGTGCAACTGGAGGAAGTACAACCACAACACTTACTCAGGCTAACTTACCAAATGTAAACTTTACTGCCACAGTTACAGACCCTGGACACTTCCACACTACTTCATTGCCTCCATATTGGTCAACAAGTGGATCAGGTGGAATTAACTTTACTTCTGGTGCAACTGCTGGGTCTAGTGGTTACTCTGGAATAAGTGACACCAAATCAACTGGAATTTCTGTAAGTGTTGCATCTGGTGGTTCTGCTACTGGAGTTCCAATTCTTCCTCCATACTATGCTTTGGCATATATTATGAAGAGTTAATCATGGCTGAAATTGATTTAGTTAAATATGGGGTTCTTTGGCAAAAAGTAGAGGACTATGAAAAAAAGTTTGATTCTATGGAAAAGAAAATAGACAAACTTGAAAACTCTATTGAAAAGCTAATTTCAATGGCTGATAAATCCAAGGGAGGTTTTTGGGTTGGCATGATGATAGTATCAAGCATTTCTAGCTTGGTAGGATTTTTTTCACATTACTTTACTTTTAAATAATGCCATTCATGTTAGCCATCTCTGCAGTCTCTGCTATTAAGCAAGGGGTTGCTATGTATAAAGATGCTAAAAATGTAGGCAAAGAAGTAATGGGCATTTATACAGAACTAAGTGATTCACTTGGTTCTTTTTTTGACCATCAAGAAAAAGCTATTGAAGAAGTTAAACACAAAGAAAATAATCCTCCTAAAGGCAAGAGCATAAAAGCTCAAGCACTTGAAAATGTTATTAAAAGAAAACAACTTCAACAAGCAGAAGAAGATTTAAAAAGAACTTTAATTTATGATTCTCCTCCAGAATTAGGTGCTTTGTGGACTGATTTTCAAGCAGAAAGAGCAAAACTTGAAAAAGACAAAGTTAAATTTGATTCAGATCAAAAAAAAAGGATCAAATTGAAAGAAAGGAAAGAGAAGAAAAAAGAGAAAGATGGAATATTAGAATTGCAATCTGTATTGCAATCTTGGTGGTCATCTTCACAATTGCTAGTTTAATGTATTACATTAATTTGGATTATCAGACAAGTAAAATAGAAGAACCTTGGCACATTGAGTTTAAAAAGAAATTCAAAGATAACAGCATTGATTATGAATGTTACAAAATATTTAGGGAAACTGGTTATTCTCCTAGCTATTGTAAGTAGTGGCTGTGAGGATAGGTTTCGTTATTTTTGTCAAAACCCTGAGAACTGGAACAATGAAAAGTGCAAACCCCCAATCTGTATCGCAACCCAAACGTGCCCAGAATACTTTTCTAAGCCTACTAATGTCAAAACCCAAAACAACTGAACAGCTCCATGCTGAAACCCAAAGGTTTGTTGTTAGAGGAATGACATTGGGTTTGATTGGTGTTTTGTTGCTTTTTGCATACAGTGTGGTTTATACAGAACAGCCATTATTTAATGAGGCTCCTACAGACAAAGCTATTTTTGCTGTGCTGACTTTACTGGCTGGTCAAGCTACACAGATCTTGGCTAACTTCTTATCTAAAACACCTCCTCCAACACAATCTAAATGTACTCCTACAATAAAGCAAGAGGAAAAGTTAATTACTGCATTAGAAAAACCTAGTCCACAAAAATCTTTTTCTTTTGGTAATCCAAATGAAAGGCCTCCATTATGAGCACTTATATAGCTTCTTTTCTTTTGTTTTTAGGATTAATTTTTGGCATTTATGAATATGGGGTTAGCAAAGGATATTCACAAAGAGATGCTGAAACAGTTCAACAAATAGCTAAGATCAATGCAGAAAATCAAAAAAAGACTGAAGATTTAATTCAACAAAGGGATGAAAAAGAATCTGAACTTCAAAAGGAAAAAGATAATGCTAAAAAAGAAATTGCCAAACTTAATTCTGATCTTGTTGCTAACAAGTTGCAGTTCTATGTCAAAGTTAAATCCCCCCCCAACAATGCCTGTGCAAATGCCTCCACTCCCACAGGAGATCAAACCAATGTTGCCCAACTTGACAGTTCAACTGCAACAGCTCTTGTCAATATCACCTCCCAAGGGGATGAAGGAATAGCAAAACTTAATGCCTGTGTGGCTTTTTATAATCAAATTAGGAGCATGGTAAATGGAACCCCAACAACTAAGTGAAGCATGTGGCATTGATTTATCCCATGCAGAGGCTTTAATTGAGCCTATGGAGAGTGTTTTTAAAATGTATGACATTAGTACACCTGAAAGACAGGCATCTTTTATAGCCCAGTGTGGACATGAATCTGATGGTTTTAGGTTCATGGAAGAAAATTTAAACTACAGAGCTGAATCACTTTTGAAGACTTGGCCTAGCCATTTCAACCATAGCAATGTGGCTGAATATGCTCATAATCCTGAAAAAATAGCATCTAGAGCTTATGCCAACAGGATGGGTAATGGTGATGAAGAATCCCAAGAAGGTTGGCTTTATAGGGGTAGAGGATTTTTACAACTTACAGGAAAGAATAATTATGAGGCTGTAAGCAATGACTTGCAGATTGATTTTGTGAGCAATCCTGATGCAGTTGGAACTGTGGAGGGGGCAATGGCTACTGCAGGGTGGTTTTGGGAAAAGCATAATTTAAACAAATATGCTGATTCAGGGGATTTTGTAGGAATGACAAAAAAGATCAATGGTGGGACAATAGGTTTAGAAAATAGGCAAGCTAGATATGAGCAAGCATTACAAGTTTTAAGGGGATAGAAATGGCAACAAACTTCAAAATTACTGGCAAAGAATACAAATCACCCAAAAGCCACTATGTGGTTTTAAGGGAACACGAAAAGAAAACTGAGCATGAGCTACACAGACTAGAAGACAAGCTCAAAAAGCATGAGCACATGCCTATGGAAAAAGCCCATCCAGAAAAAAGCTAATTTAGTTTATTCTGATAATCCAAATAAGACTGAGGAATTGGCACTTCTGGGGGCCATAAATCAGCCTTAATGAGGCTAAAAACAGTTCTAAGGTGTGCATCCATCCAGAACTGTTCTTTCTCTTCTTTGCTCAAATAATGGCCTTGGTCTAAGGTGTGATGGCAGTCCCAACACAGGGCCGCTATCATATTATCATCAGACTTAATGCTCCTGCCTTTCCCATGCGCTGAACTATTGGAGTGAGCACCCACTACTGTTTCATCATCAGCACCACAAGCATGGCAATGTAAATATCTAATATTGTTTAGTAGCTTTGGACTTCTAACATATTGCCTTTTAGGATGTGCTTTCAAGCTCAATTCCTTTTTCAGCACACCATGCTTGGAGCCAATCCACAAATTGGCTTGCTTGATCTTTGGTGAATTTACGACTTTGGAGGCCTAATTGCACAAGCCTATGCCCATCTAAGGATGGAACTATTTTGGAAGCATGTAGGCCTGTTTCTGTGGCAAATTGGTCTATTAAAAACCTCTTCCAAGATTCTGTATCCCACTTGGCTCCAAAATGCTGAGTTTCTTTTGCTATTTGAGCAATAATGGCATGAAATTTAGAATTTTGGTCATGTGTTCTATTTTCCTCCTCAACTGTTATAACTAGGGTTTTCCCTAATTCCAGTGCTGTTTTCATTTTAGGCCATAGATTTTTTATTAGAGCTGTGCCTTGCTCTGTATTAATTAATTTGTATTGCATGTTAGTTAATCATAATTTTTAGCATTCTGAGTGCAGATTCAATGCTATCAACAAGGCAAAATGGCCCTCCTTTCCAATTTTCAGCAAAATGTTTTTGATTTGCATTAAATCCTTTTTTCCCATAAGAGGTATTTAAACTTTTAACTTCCATCAAAATGGTTTGATTTCTGTAGCCTACAAGAAGATCACAAGGTTCATCAAGATAGTAAACAGTGGCTCCCATATTTCTTAGTGCCTCCACAATATCTTTTTCATTTTCATCTCTTCTACTTGCTCTTCTCATCTTTTAATTCCTTAATTTTTTCAGCCACATCTTTGCCTAAATTTTTAAATAAAGGCTCAGTTTGCT